AGATTAATATGTGGCACAGAATAACAGATTTTATGGAGAAAGACTTTAATAAAAAATATGGTGAGGGTACAAAGTTTGACCTTGACTATGGTAAGCTATTAATTATAGCACTATGTATTTACATAGCAGTAAATATTTAATGGATGTACTTTTTGGCTTAGTAGTATTTTTTATAATGTATGGGTTAGTCTGTCTGTTTCAATGACAGACTTTCCTGTACGGTCATGGGTGGGGTGCAACAATTTTATAAGGAGAAAATATGAGTAAAATATCGGTACAAGATACTGTAAATAGTTATTATAAATCTAGTGATTTCAATATGTTAGGAGAAAAATCTAAAGTAGATTATCAATATTGTATTGGGGTCATGTTAGATACAAAAATTGATTCAAGAAAGCTTGGGGATATGGCTGTCAATAAGTTGACAGGTCACAAAGCAAGACGAGCATATGAAGAATGGTTAGGCAGAGGAATATATTTAGCTAATTATGTTTGTTCTATATCTAGGAAGCTATATTCATATAGTATGGAGATGGGATATACTGAAACAAATCCATTCTCTACATTTAAACGTAAGGCAGTCAAGCCTAGAAAAGTAGTGTGGCAAAGAGAACAGGTAAAACAATTTTTAGATTATTGTTATTCTAACTTTCAATACAGAAGCATAGGTTTAGTTGTTCAGATGTCATATGAATGGTGTCAGAGGGTAGGAGATATGAGATTATTAACCTTCGACAGCATAGATTTTAATAAAGGTATACTAAACTTAGAACAATCCAAGAGAGGAGCAACAGTACATCTGCCAATTAGTGATGATTTACTTGCAATGCTGAATCAACAGAAAGAAGATTATGGGTTTCAAGAATATGTTGCACCCTGTCCAAAGGCGATTAGAGGGTCATACAAGCCTTATACGGTACACAGGCTGTCAAAGGTAGCAAGAGATGCTATAACTCTGTCAGGCTTACCTAAAGAGCTACGAATAGCAGACTTACGTAGAACAGGAACTACAGAAATGGTGGAAGCAGGTGTATCTATGGGTCAAATTATGTCCGTCACAGGTCATGCAAACCCACAGTCAGTAAAGCCTTACATGAAGAACACTTACGATAGTGCAAAAAATGCATTGACACTTCGTGAGAAGTATGATATTTAACATTTTAACTGCCGACAGGGAAACTACTATGAACACAAATATATATGAATATTTAGATGATTTACAGTTAGGTATAGGAGAATCTAAAAGATTAAACTGTCCTTTTTGCAACAGCTACAAAACATTTACCGTCACAAACAATATGGGTAAGCTGTTATGGAACTGTTATAAGTCATCTTGTAAGCTGTCAGGAGCAAAAAAGATAAGAATATCCGCAAATGATATAAAAAATAAGTTTATGTCACAAAAAGAACAAGAAAATAACACATTTAAACTACCTGAATACATTATTTTTGACAATGATAGGTGGGAAGTTTTAACTTTTGCACTAAATTATAGCATAGACAATGTTTCACTGTGTTTACACTATGATGTCAAGGAAAAAAGAGTAGTATTTCCTATACACAAAGGTGGTTTGATGGTAGATGCGGTAGGTAGGTCTATTACAAATAGATTGCCTAAATGGAAGCGGTATGGAAAAAGTGACTTGCCTTTTACGTATGGATATGGTAAGGTCGCAGTCGTTGTTGAGGATTGTGTTAGTGCTTCAGTTGTAGGTAATGAAGTATATGTTGGGGTAGCAGTGTTGGGTACGTCATTATCAGAATCACATAAGAGGTATCTTTCACAATTCTCGACAGCCATAGTAGCACTAGACCCTGATGCATTGCCCAAGACATTGCTATTTGCTAAAGAGATAAGAGATGTTGTACCTAATGTTAAGGTACTTAAACTAACAGATGACTTGAAATATCGTAAGGAAGAAGACTTTAATAATTTATATAATTTAACCCCAAAGGAGTAACCAACATGGAATTAGCACTAGTAAGAAGCCTGATGGATAAATCATTTTATGATGACCATCGTGGCTATAAATGCCCTGACAGATTGTTTAGTAAAGATGTTAGGAAGATTAAGAAGGTAATAGATGATGCTATGACAAAGTATAGCAGAGATGTAACACCTGATGAAGTAGAAGCACTATTTATGTCTAGTAATTTTGGCTTAACAACAGCACAGAAACAGGCATTTGGTGATTTGTTTGTGAAGATAAAGAAGGAGAAACCTCTTGGTGCAGACATTGCGAGTGATGTTTTGTCTAAGTTATTTCGTCAAATTATTGGGGAAGACATTGCTAATATTGGCTTTGAGTATGTTAATGGCAGTCTTTCCTCACTTGAACCCATTAGAAATATTATTAGCAAACACAATGACGATTTTCTTCCCATACTAAATGTTGATTGGGAAGATTTAAGTATAGAAAGTATAATGGCTAAAAACTCTCTTGAAACACAGTGGGGTTTTAACATACCATCTTTAACACGTAAGGTAGAAGGTATCAATGCAGGTCATTTAATAATGGTAGGTGCTAGGTCTAACACAGGTAAGACATCTTTTCATGCTTCCTTGTTAGCAGGACCAAATGGCTTTGCAAGGCAGGGTGCTAAGTGTGTAGTGTTATGTAACGAAGAAGCTGCCCACAGAGTATCAATGAGATACCTTTCCTCTGCAAGTGGATTTAAGAAAGAAGACGTACCTGCAAATAAAGATGCAGTATGGAATGGTTGGAAAGATATACGTAAGAATATCAAAATTGTAGATTCTATTGGACAAGACATGTCGTGGGTAGAAGCTGTATGTCGTACATACACTCCTGACATTGTGGTCATAGATATTGGTGACAAATTTGCAACACAGGCAGGCTTTGCTAGACCTGATGAAGCATTGAAAGCTAATGCTATACATGCAAGAGAGATAGCTAAAAGACATAACTGTGCGGTGTTTTATATGTCACAGTTAAGTGCAGAAGCAGAAGGTAGAATACAACTTAATCAAAGTATGATGGAAGGTTCTAAAACAGGTAAGGCATCAGAAGCTGACCTTATGTTATTACTAGCAAAGAACCCATCAGAAGGTGTAACAGAAGGTGAGCAGGAAGGAGAAGATGGTATTAGGCATATTATATTAGCAAAAAACAAACTATCAGGTTGGCATGGGAGAGTTACATGCGAGTTTGATTTTGAAACAGGGAGATTTGGAGCATGAGTATAACAGGTAAAAACATGGAGTTTGATGGTAAAGAATGGTGGTACAGGCATCCAAAAAGCGGTGGTAGACGTAGACTGTGGTCAAACATAAAGAAGAATAAAGAAAGAATGTTTGTCAATGGTAAGTACATAAAAAAATCACATCCTTTGTGGAAAGAAGGTAACTATAAAACATTTGAAGATGCAGCTTTTGCATCATTAAAAAACTATGCTAGAAGTAAAGTTGGCGAAGTTTATATAATAAGTAATCCTGTATGGGAAGGTTGGTACAAGATAGGTATGGCAGTCGATGCTGAAGATAGGCTTATGGCATATCAAACAAGTTCTCCGCACAGAGATTATGAAATAATACATAAAGTTCGAGTTAACAACAGAAGAGAAGCAGAAAAGAAAGCACACAGAGAAGCTGAGAAAATTGCAAAAGAATATAATTCAGAGTGGTTTTTTGTTGACAAGGATAAAGCAATAGCTATACTACAAAAAGTAGAAGAGGAGTATGCACATGAAACTAACACTTGATGTAGAGAATACTGTAACACACAGAGATGGTAAGTTACACTTAGACCCATTTGAGCCTGACAATAAATTAGTTATGGTAGGTTGCCTGACAGATACAGGTAAAGAATATCTTTTTAGAGATAACTACGAAGGCTTACAAGAGTTACTTGACAGTGCAACAATCTTAATAGGTCACAATATTGTCCACGATTTGATGTGGATATGGGAATGTGGCTTTAAGTATGAAGGTTCTGTGTTTGATACAATGCTAGGTGAATACATACTGCAGTGTGGACAAAAGCAACCTCTATCATTAGAAGCTTGTGCAGAAAGATATAACCTAGATACTAAGAAACAAGATACCTTGAAAGAATATTTTAAACAGGGTAAAGGTGTGGATGAGATACCACACGAGGAACTATCATCTTACCTGTCAGCAGACTTACATGCAACACAACAGTTAAGCGATGTTATATATAGAAAGTTGAATACAGTAGAGTATGCAGGTTTGATGGAGACAGTTGTACTAACGAATCGTGTAGCTGTAACTCTTGCCCACATATATAGAACAGGCTTTGCAGTAGACTTGGAGATGTTAGATAAAGTTAAGACAGAGTTTGAGTTAGAGAAAAGTAATATAGAGAAAAGATTAAACTTACAAGTCAAACAGTTGATGGGAGATACACCTATTAATCTTAATAGTCCAGAGCAAATGTCTTGGGTAATATTTAGTCGTAAGCCTAAAGATAAAGCTATGTGGGCAAATATGTTTACACCTTATCAAAATAAATTGACATTTAAAAGTACTGTGGATAAACATTCTAGTATTGTATATAAGACTAAAGCTATGCAGTGCTTACCTTGTTACGGAACAGGTAGAATTAAGAAGGTCAAAAAGGATGGAACACCATACGTTAACTTACCTAGATGTGTTAACTGTGGCGGTGAAGGCTATACATTTACCCCTCTTAAACAGATAGCAGGATTTAAATTTAATGCTCCTAATGTTAAATGGGTAAGTAATAATGGATTTAGTGTAAATAAAAGTATGCTTGATATTTTAAGAAATGCATCTATAAAAAATGAGAACACAGAAGCTAGTCAGTTTTTAGGTGACTTACAAAGGCTGTCTGCTTTAGATACATACTTAGCATCTTTTGTTGATGGCATAAAAACATATGTAAAACCTGATGGTAAATTACACGTTAGGTTATTACAACACAGGACTGCCACAGGCAGATTTAGTGGAGCAGACCCAAACATGCAGAACATGCCTAGAGGTGGCACGTTTCCTGTTAAGAAGGTATTTGTTTCACGTTGGAATAAAGGTCAGATACTTGAAGCTGACTTTGCACAGCTTGAGTTTAGGGCTGCTGCTTTTTTATCACAAGATGAGGTTGCTATTGAGGAAGTTAAAACTGGATTTGATGTACATTCGTATACGTCTAAAATTATTAGTGATGCAGGTCAGCCAACGGATAGGCAAACTGCTAAAGCACATACGTTTGCACCGTTGTACGGAGCAACAGGATTTGGAAGAAGCCTTGCAGAAGCAAAATACTATGAACACTTTACAGAAAAGTACAAAGGCATCAAGTCATGGCACTCCAGATTGGCTAAAGAAGCTGTAGAAACAGGTAAGATAACTACACCGTCAGGTAGACAGTTTTCTTTCCCTAATGTAGAACGATACCCAAGTGGTAAGGTATCACACTTTACACAGATAAAAAATTATCCTGTACAGAGTTTTGCTACCGCAGATATAGTTCCTTTAGTTCTTATGGATATACATCAAAAATTAAAGAACTTGAAGTCTTGCATAGTAAATACTGTACACGATTCTATAGTAATAGATGTTCATCCTGATGAGGTAGATGCTGTTATAAATATAATAAAAGCTGTTAATGAATATATTAATAGTTTGATACAAAAACAATTTAACATTGATATAAATGTGCCATTATTATTAGAAGCAAAAATAGGTAATAATTGGCTTGACACTAAAGATGTGATGTGATATAACTTGGCATCTTAATTGAAAGGAGATATATAAAATGAGTGCAATAACAGAAGTAACGACAATAGATACAAATAATTATGCAGGCATGGCTAAAGCTATGGGTGTGGCTGTAGAAGCATCTTCAGACCAAAAGACTAATACTCTTGCACGTTTGAAGATTCAACATTCACCTATCATGGGTGAGATGGAAATAGATGGTAAAGCAGTTAAAGTAGAGACTATCAATGGTGGTGTCTACAAACTAGAAGTACCTGACGATAATACATATTACTGTGATAGTATAGTTATCAGACCATACTTACAAAGATTTATGTATAAAAGATTTATCACTAATGTTAATCCAAAAGAGGGTGAAAAACGTGGTTCATATCAAAAGACAGTTATGGCAGATAATCTCAATATTGATTTGAAAGATAACTTTGGTAATTTTAATTGTGGCAAGCCTGCAGGGTATATAAAAGACTTTGATGCTCTACCGCAAGAGACTAAAGATTTAATTAAACAAATCAAAAGAGTACGTGTGTTGTTTGGTACAGTTGATATGGTAGATGCCATGACTAGTGATAAACAAGAGCATAAGATTATTAGTAAACCTTTTATATGGGAGATAGATAATAGAGATGCATTTAAAATTTTAGGTGAACCCTTTGCTAAACTAGCCAAGTTAAAAAAGTTACCTATTCAGCATACCTTTAATCTTACTACAGAGGAAAAAGCTTTACCTAATGGTAATCCA